TTCTTGCGAAAATAAAATGAAAGCAGGAGCAGATATGTTAAAACATACTTTAAATGCCGAGGATGATTGTTACAATTGTTGTTTACCTTTATCTCGCTGTGAATGTGTTCAATCAATTGACAGTCAGGGATATTATGAGGATAAAATTTACCCTTTTTTACATAATCATTGTAACATTAAGGAATTATCAAATTATACTATTTTTAATAGAAAATTTGATTACTCTTATATTAATCCTAATTTATATTGGCAAGAATTTAAGACTGTATATAGTCTTAAAACAAGTCAATATGATGATATTATTAGCAATTGTATACATAATTGTCGTTGCATGACTTATGGTACATTATTTAAGTATTATTTAATGTGCTCATTACATAAGTTTTGTTCTACCCAATTTGGGTTTTGGCTTAATATTTTTGCTAGTATTTTTATATATTCATTATGTATTTCCTATTTTATTGGACCTTTTTGGGCAATAATTACAGGATGTATAATGGGTTTATTATCAGGTAAGTGTATTTTTATAGCTGTCTCGTCTCAAATGGAGTCACGAGCATTCTATAAAACTATAACTTCACCTCTTCCTTCTGAGGTAAAGAAATATACGGTTGTTGATCCAATGATCAAGACTGCATTTCTTATTTTAAGCATTTGGGGTTTATATCAATGGATGAAGAGTCCTAAAACTCATTCTGTTGAATCCCAAAAGGTAGTAAATGATTACTCTACAACTGAAATTCAGAATTCGCATTTGACTATTTTAAGGTCACATAAAGCGAGAACTACGAGTAATGATCCATTTACTAAGATTATACAAGATAATGTAGCTCAAGTTAGGATAGTATTTCCTGATGGAAAAGTTAGTAGAAGTAATACTGTTTCATTAGAAAGTAATATTTTTGTAGTTACACATCATTGTTTACCTAACGAAGGAAAGTTTTACACTTACATACAACATGAAAAAGAAGGATCTCCTCTTATAGCTCACGAACAGTTATCTGTTAAAGATATATATCCGTTAGAAGGGAGAGATTTATGCATGATTCAGTTGCCATCTGGGCAACCACGTAAGAAATTATCAGATTACTTAATTAGAAGTTTTTATGGAAGTTTAGATGAATCTCCTATTACTCCTAATGGTAAATTTGTATCGTGTACAAATACTCATGCAATACATCATATTAATGTCAAGAAAGATGGAGTATCTACTATCAGAGTTAAGCCTAGTGCTGTTAATAAGATAATAGATGCCCATAGATATAAGCCACAACATTTTATTCCTAAAGATGGTGATTGTGGTTCTGCTCTTATAAGTCCTGTAAGTAGTGTTATTACTGGTTTTCATATCGGTTATGCAACTAACACAGGCGAAGGAGTATATAATAG